TTTTTTAATTTTGTCACGCTCTTCAACATCAACTTCACCACGTATAAAGTAAACCTCTTTACCTGGTATGCTTTGTAGGTGCTCAAGTAACACTTCACCGTGCTTAATATGATTAACTAAAATAAGACTGTTATTGTCTAGCTTTTTAAGCAACTTCTGTAGAAATTTATTTCTACGTTCACTCTCATATATAAACTCTAACTCAGACCTATAACCATTTACACCTTCATACACAGGACTATACTTGTAGCTTATATTAATAATTTTTATCTCAACATTTGCTAAGTAATCTTCTACTCGTAACTCATAGCTCGACTTCTCGTATATAACTGGACCTAACTTACCAATAATTGACCATTTATCTAAATTATCCTCTGGTAAAGTACCTGTAAATCCGTACTTGTTTGGTGTTATTATCTTAGATATTATCTTACTAATCTTATTACTCGATTTTATCTTGTGACATTCATCAACTATCAGTAGATCAACATACTTCATCCAATCACTCTCATCGAATCGACTCTGGACTATACCTATATTACATATAACCACATTTGCAGTAAGGTCAGGCTTCATCTTACCCGTCCATTTAGTCAACTTAAAGGTAGTACCGCAATTCATAAACTCATCATATGTCTGAGTTACAAGTCCTAAGTCAGGTACTAACACTATACACTTAAAAGTATCCTTATCTTTACAATTCTGAAAGTAGTTCTCTATAAGAGCGGCTGTAGTAAAGGTCTTACCTGCACCAGTTCCGAGAACACAAGTACCTCTACCTAACTTAAGAGCCTTTTTAATTACATCCTCTTGATACTCCCTCAAGTCAAATGCAAAATCTTTGTATAGTGGATTGTTATAGCCTACATTTAAGACTGACTTTAGATTATCAGTAATATTGACGTCGGTATTAATTTGCTCTTGTATAAGGTATTGTCTGATTAACCAATATAGACCTAACTCACACGAACCAGTTGCTGTTATAGCATACTTACGGCGAGGTGCAAACCTCGAATAACGTCTAGCGAATCTAGCGGCAGTATTTTCTACAGAAAAGTTCTCTCTAATCTTTTCAAACAAAGAGGTATCACTACAAGTAAACTTTAACTTACCACTCGACCTAACAATATCAAAATTAATCATAGTTGCTCCATTTTTTGTATCTCAACGATGTTTTTAATCTCGTACCCCATCTGCGACATTATTTTCTCCACCTTTTCTAGATATTCAATAATGTGATTTAAGCTGTATATTTTATCGTTTATTTCAGCAAGGCTATTATGATTTTCTGCTGCAGTCTCAGCAGTGCTGTTTGTAATTTTAACAGGGGAATCACGTATTACCTGCTTAACAATCTCTTTTTTAAGAGTTTTCTTCTTCTTTATAAGCCTATTTTTTTCAACCTTAGCTTCGATGAGCCGAGCCACCCAGTAATGCTTACGGGAAGGTAATCTCATTTGTTGATCTTTTACATTAAAATCGTCAAGTACTAAATCCTGTCCTACCTCTTCAATGTATCTTTTTAATCGATCATCCACAAAGTTAGTATAAATATAAATATGCAAGAATCAAGAGGTAAATTTGAATCTCAGTTCTTTAAACTAATATCTGAAGATTTAGCCGAAGAGAGTAGTTCTGTTGGAGGTGGAGCTCTTGGTCCAGCTGCACAAGGTGGTAAAATTTTTGATCCAGATGGTCAGATTGACTCCGGAGACACTTATGCACCTGGTGATGCGAGAAAACCAAAAATGTTAGGTGGTGGTACACAAACAAGAAGTGGTTATGTATCTAAGAAAAAGAAAGATAAGAAGAAGAGAGGTATAGATGGTGTATTCTTAACTGGTGAAGAAGGTGAGGAAGATACACACTCTGAGCACGAAGAACAACGTAATGGCTGATCTAGGACATTGGCAGGGACTGCTTACAGAAGACACCATTCCGTACGGTTTTATATATGAGATAACAAATCTCACTAATAATCGTAAGTATATTGGTAAAAAGCAGTGTCAATCAGTCCGTAAACGACCGCCTCTTAAAGGTAAGAAGAATAAGCGGCATCAAATAGTTGAAACTGATTGGAGAACTTACACTTCTTCCTCAAATGAGCTAAATAAAGATATAATTAAACTAGGAAAGGGTAAATTTAAGTTCGAAATCCTTATATGTTGTGATAGTAAATGGGAACTTTCATATAATGAGATGAAACTACAGGTAGAGCGTGAAGTCTTACTAAAGGATGAATACTACAATGGAATTATCAACGTTAGAATTGGAAAAAGAAGACGATAGTGTGAGAGGTTACACTTTTATTAATTTAAACCGCCTCTTAGAGTCATCTTATAAAGAATACCAGTTATATATAAACGAAAACGATCTTAAGTTAACTAAAAAGGAAAAAAAGCAACTAGGTTTTCATTTTATAGCGACTAAAATTATTGAGGTATGTTCTTATAGTGATACAAAGAAGTGGTTTTACTACAAGATCAATGAGAGTGTTGAAAATACGTTAGTAAAGCAGCTATTTAACTCCTTACCGACAAATATTACATACGGTGATACTTCATTTAAGCAGTTTTTAGATGATAGAGATTATAGTTCTTTTACTAGTAAAGATGTTTCAAAAGTAAGTTATGATAAGTTTAGCAGATTTTTACATTCTAACGGGCTCCTCAATCTAGTCAACAAATTACATATAAATTTAAATATAAAACTATCGTTACTCCCATAAATATAAACATGAGTAAATTCCTCGAAGCTGTTGAAAATAATATTCCAGAAAAGGATCTAGATAAGATAACAGATGCGAAAAGAGCTTTACAGCGTTTCTTACTTAGTAAGGATATTAATGTCAAGGTGAAGACTTTTAGGGATGATGTTATGATAGAACTTGAAGACGGTCGTATAGTTAAGCTTGAAGTTCGTGATATTACTGATAATGTTGAAGATCAAGAAGTGGTATCAGGAAGTCAAACGTATGATGTAGATGCAGAAGTTGCTAACCTAGCAGCCAAAGCTAAAAGTGGAGCAGCTGGTCTTGCTGGTAAGGTATTTCGAACCGGAGCTCAGAAAGCAAAATCAGCATTAAAAGCAAGAGAGAAGGTTGCGAAAAAAGCTATAGATGTTTATGTAAAGGATACAAAAAATCTTGAAAAAACTATAAGTAATAAGGCGCGCGCCTAAACAGACACTAATTTAAAATGAAAACGTTAAAACTAATTGAAAGCTACTATAAATTATTAGAGCAAGATGGTGTTGAGGGAGAGGACGCCGCAGTAGATGCTACTGAAGTGGCAGCTGAAGTACCTGAAGAGGCTCCAGTCTTAACTACTGAAGCAGAAATATATCTTACTAAGTTAGCTGCTCTTGCATTTTCTTATACACCTACACCTGAAGAAGAGAATTTAATTAATTCTTTATCAAAGGAGTTTGGTCAATCAGAGCCTAAACGTGTTACAGATCAGATACAAGATTTGTTGCAATCCTCTAACCAGGCGCTAGAAAAAGAATTAAATGAAGTATAAATCATTACAGCAAGTATATGGTGAGAGTGTTCGTGGTAAAGAAGTACCAGATCATAAACATCTTCATGTTTACGGAGAGGGTTCGCATGAGGATCATAACATAGCCGCTAGAAATGATGTAGGGTATAGAGATCCTGAAACGGATCAATGGGTGTTTGATCGCACATCGAAGGGGTTTATTAACAAAATACTAAAGCCGAATGTAGAAAAATATGGTGAATCAGCCTCTTATATAAAAAGGGTTTTAGCGCATGGTAAGACGGCTAACGTTTTCGAACCTTCTGATACAATAGATAATGATAGGGTAAAGAGGGTATATAGTTATCTTGTTGATGGAGTAGGACGTAATCAAATAAAATCAATAGTAAGTGAGTTTCCTAAACCTAATTTACAAAAAGCTTTATTATCGAAACTTGAAGAGGGATCGAAATTTAATATATATAATTTAATTAATCAGATCTTAAAGACAAATTATGTATATAATGATGAAATAATGTATATGTCCCCTGCAGGTGAAGAAAAAAAGCAACGAGGGGCCGCCGGTCCTGGTGAAGCTATTTTTGCCTTTTTATTCAACGGTAAAAAGCCTGTTGTGGGTGATTTGGATTTAGGCGGTGTAGGTGTTGAA